AGGTTAGCCTGACATACATCTTCCACTAGTGTACAGGCTAACTCATGGAAAGTCTCTGCTCCTTCATGAGAATACTTGGTATAAAATATATCTTCACTGAACTTAGATCTGAATTGTGGATTACGATTTGATTTGAACATGCGTACCCCTTTCTATTAAATCGTTAAATAGATCTGCTTGCTGTCCTTCTTCCGGGTATTCTAATGCCAGTAACATTTCAGCATAATGAATTACTTTCTCGATGTCTTTCTTTCCTTCTCCTTTCTTGTTATGTCTGGTAATATATTTTACAATATTAGCTTCACATGTATTTAACTTATTCAATTGGCAATAGACTGTAGGTTGTATAACACAATCTTTATAATGATCTCCACCTACTTGTTTGTCTAAAGGACTAGAGTAAGGATTGTAATTTTCTTCTGACATTTTTAGTATCTCCAGATTTAATAGCTTCGTATGCAAATACCCTTATCTTAACAGGATCAACTTTAGCATACAAACATACAGTTTCAAAGTCTTCACACGTTACACCAATAGAAGAAAAAAACCAAGCGTTAGCTTGATCTCTTTGTATTTTTATTTCACTAGGCTCTCCTTCAGTCTCAGGTTTACATAGATCTAGAATAGCTTGTAAGATAACAGAAAGATATAGAGCTTGATAAGAATCTTTATTTGTTAAATCATATAAAGATTCTACTGAGACATCAGAAGAAAGAGTCATGATGTTCTTCTACTGGTCTATAAAATTTACCTCCTATATAATTATTATAATAAGCAGGTTCATCTGTTCCCTCCAGTGTAGCTGTCAGGACATGAAGTTTCATTTGATAATAACATTCATAGTATCTTAGACTTCTCTTGTTTTTAAACTCTCCAATGATTTCAAATTGAAAGTTTTTCTTTCCTATCTTTTTGATATCTTCAAGGAGTGGTTTACTTGATCCCATATAGGATTTCCAATTTGATTCTGATTTCTTTTTCTTCTTTCTATAATTAAAATATTGTTTACATCCAATGTAAGATTTTTTATTTTTTAAATTAGTTATAATGTAGACAAATCCAAACTGAGTAAGGTCTGGTTCTTTATCAGATACCCAATGCATTACTTATGATAAAGCTATCTCAGGAACATCAGGTTCTTTACCTATTTGAACCATAAATCTTTTCCCATTTGCATACTGAAATACTCGTATACCCTGACCTTGATTAACATCTGCCCAGCATTCTTTCTTATGTCCACAATAGATGCAGCCAACTGCAAGTTTAAGATTACCGGACTTGCCGTCAGGAACTCCAGGATAACATCTCTCAGGAATGTCAGGACTATCCACCATCTTTTTAAGATATTTAATTCTGGTTTTAGCATTGATCATTTCCATCGAATGCAGGGATGTCAAACAGATCTCTCCGGTAGACTTATCAATGGCAAGGAATGCAGCCTCATCTATACCATTAGCCTCTGCATAGGCAGATATCTGTGAGATGTAACCGAAAGGATCATCTGTTATAAGAGTATTATTTTTAAATTTCTGAAAGCTTCGGCCTGAAGCACTCTTACAATCAACCAGAACCCCATCTATTACAGCGTCTTGATGTCCCTTAACTCCCTCTACTTCGACTTCTTTTTGTTGCTGCTCGACTGTATGTCCTGCAATCGAAGAGCATAGTAACAATAACTCTTCAAGGATGTAACCGTATAAGAATTTAATTCGGGTACTGGGACTAAAGGTTTCACCTTTGTTAGTACTGTTGACATTATACCAGAGTTGTCTGTCTGGTTTCCCTATAGCTGACAATCTCAGGTGTCCGTTGGTTGCAGGTTTTTCATAAAGAAATTCTTTGATATGAACCTTAATCATATCTCCAAAAATATCAATATACTTATCTACTTCTTCCTCACTCATCTTGAGTGGACTAGGAGAAAATAAATTATATATATCTTGTACTAGTGTATCAATTTTTTTCATATAAAAAAAGAGAGGGCGGTTAGTTGCCTAGTAGTGTTCGGCCCGGTTGAGCAATAGCTCACTAACCACCCTCCAAGTCTCCTTTAGGGGTTAAGAAGCAAAGGGAATTTCTTCAGCTTCATTTACATATCCACCAGGCACAACATCAAAGGTTGTATCTTCGGGAATGTATTCGATTAAGTCTACTACTTGAACTTTATTTAACCATCCTTTAGTAGCTTCCTCTCCGGTTTGCCTACTCATATACTTGGATGGGCGGTAACTAACATTGACCTTAGAACCATTACCAATAAGTTTATCTCTGGAAAATGGATTACGATCAGCATCAACAACTTCCACCAATCGAGGATTGCCGTTGAAATCAGTAGTGGACTGAGTTAGTTTAACATAATGACCTGGAATTGTGTTATGACCATTACGAACATTCAGACCCTCTGCCTCTGCCAACTTCTTATTTTTGGCATCGAGATTTGCGACATTGATGATCCATTCACCTTCAGGTTTAAACATTGTGCTGGGTTTCGTTATCCATGCAAACCATGCTTCACCTGAAATCACGCTATTTTGTGTAGCCATCTGTACTCTCCTTAAAAATTTGTTTAAAAATGTTGTTTAACAAGGTGTTTAAAGTTTTGTTTGCCATCTCTCTCCTTTTCTAGTTGTTGTCGAAGTATAGCACATAGTAATTACTTAGTCAAGCACTTTTATTTAATGCGTCTCTGCCCATGTGTTTCCTACTTTGTATTCACAATCGAGTGGACACTTCATCTTGAGTGTCTGTGTCGTTTCCTGCATAGCTTGCTTGGTTATCCATCCAAAGCTTTTTATATCTTGCTTTGCTACTTCAAATTGATATTCATCATGAACAGAAGCTACGAGCCTAGCATCTATACCTGACTTACGAATCCGTTCATCTATATGTACAAGCCATTGCTTACAGATAATTGCACCAGCCCCTTGAAGAAGGGTATTAAGGCTGGCATGAGGTGATCTGATATGTAGTTGTCTACCATCTAAACCTTTAACTGTACCAGACTTTGCTGCTTCAGTAATATTATCCCTTAATCTTTTTAAATTAGGCATATTTTTTAGGAAGTTACTAATTAAATACTGTCCTCTCTTGGCACCAGCCCCTACTACCTTACCTATTTTGGAAGGTCCAGCCCCATAAAGAAAGGCATAGATGAAAGTTTTTGCCTGATCCCTTGTCTCCAGCCCAGCAGCTTTCTGATTGGCGGTATGCACATCACCAGTAAGAACTTCACGGGTAAATCTTTTATCATCCATGTAATGAGCAAGACAACGTAACTCCAGACCACTGGCATCTGTACCTATCAAGGTGTGGGTATCTGGATTAGATACTGTCCATAGTTCCCGACACTCTTTACCGTAAGGACTATAGATGGCTGGTACTTGAGCCATATTGGGACTGTGATGGGCCATCCTCCCTGTAATGGTACGTAAGGTTAGTACTCTGCCTCTGACCCTCTCATCCTCATCACACTCCTGTATCCAGGATTTAAGTAATCCGGTACGTTTCTGTAAAAGGAAATACCGACTGAACATCTTAGCTTCTTCCATATTTATTTTCTCAAGAATTTCTTCAGAGACTATGATACTTCCTTTATCAGTATGATGTTTAGGCTTCCATCCTTTTTCCATGAGGCGTTCTGCTATTTGTTTTCGACTTGCAATATTAAATGGGGTACTCTTAGGTATCTTTTTAACAGGTGAATAAGTAATAACAGGCTCAAACATCTCATCAGCTTTTCGTTCAAGCTCATGTTGTTCATCTTCCAGTTGAGAAAGAAACAGCATAGCCTTTCGTATGTTAAAAGCAAAGCCGTTGTTTTGTTGCTGATCTACTATAGCTCTTACCTTTCTCTCCAGTTCATAAGACTGTGAAGAAAATCTTTTACCTTCTTCTTCCATAGTCTTGGCAAGTTTACCTGTCAACTCGACATCTTTCTTACAGTATTCCAGCATCTCCGGGCTGTAGTATTTAAACTCTGTAAAGTTTCCCTTGGGGAATTGAAGTCTTTCTCCCCATGCTTCTAGAGAATGACCGCCGTCCCTTATAGGATTATATAACTGGGACTCGATAAGAGTATCCCTTACCTGAGATAATTTTATCTGAGAACCAGTTAATCTATTTAGTATCGGAGCATCAAAGCTAATACCATTATGCATTATGAACTGATCTATTTGTCTAGACCAATCCCCGAACTGTTGACACTCATCTCCGATCCAGATCTTTTCTTTATCTGAACCGTAAGAACGAGCAACAATGCAATGAATTATATTAGCATCAATGCCGTCTGTTTCTATATCAACTATTGCCTTTGTCATATGTCATGTCCACCTGGTAGGCTTGCTTTACAGGGATGTGAAAAAACAACTCGCCTTTCTTAACATATCTATTTGATGCTTCCTTGACTTCGCTTTCCAGAACTGTATCCCCATCTATGTGCCATGCCTTGCTACAATCATGATTAAAAACTATGAAAGTTAACAGACATTTTCGATGCTTGTCCTTCCATCTGTCCAGTAATCTTTTCTTTCTATAGGGAATACGTAACTCGTCCCATGTCTCAGGCCATTCATCCTTCCATGCATACTTGATTTCTACCTCATAAAGTTGTGCATCTCCCCCATCGTCTGTCTTGACTGTCAAATCAAAGTATGTAGTCTCTTGTGAATTAACAGTACAGTGTGGCTGCGTATGCTCCAACCATCCAATCATATGTTTCTTGGCTGTTGTATCAGCTATATCATATGTTGTTTTATTAAAGGGCTTCTTCATTATCATTCTCCATAAAAGGATTATCTACTTGGGTCATTCTTCCAGTGTCTTTGTCATAATAAAGATAACAGGATACACCAGTGTCTCCGGTATATCTATTCTTAAGTATTCTTATTGTTGTAGTGTTAGCTTCATATGCATCCTCCGCTTGTTGATTTCTTTCCAAGGCAATGACAGAATCACTTAGATGAGCTATGCTTGCCGATCCCCTGAGATGTGAGAGAGACACTTCCCTGCCATCTTCATGTCCTCGATCTCCTGCTGGCCTTCTGAGATGGCTGACAAGTATCAGGGCTATCCCTGTTTCTTCCACCAAAGATCTAAGTTTGGTCATGAGAATATCAATGGACTTACGTTCATCTCCATTGTCCTCCTGACCGGATACCAAGATGGATAAATGATCCAGAAATATCCACTTACAATCAAGTGCCTTTGCCATGTGCCTAACCCTATCAAGGATCTCATCATTGGATATAGATCCAAAGTGATCAAAGGCATAGAATCTTTTACTATCAATGGTTTTCTTTTGCCAATCTCTTAATTGTTTATCGGTGAATTGCTTTCGTATTTCCTTAATGTAAAGTCTGGCGTTGGCTTCGACACTCATGATACTGAAAGCGGTGTTCCGAATACTTTCCTCCAAGGCCAATACACCTATCCCATCTTTGGTATTCATCATCAGATGGTACATCAGTTCACGTATGATAGAACTCTTACCCATCCCTGCACCGCTGGTAAAGGTAACAAGCTCTCCGGTACGTAGACCATAGGTCTTCTCATTCATCTTAGGCCAAGGATAAAGACATGTCTCGCAATCAAATTCATCATAGAGAGACTCACCCAGATCAGCCAGATTTATAATACCTGCTGGAGTATAGGTCTTGGAGTTCCACCAGGCTTGAGTAAACTTTTCTCTCTGACCTGCCTTCAGATATTCATTGGCATCTTTTAATTCAAGAGAAACAATCTTGCATTTGTTAGGCTCAAAAAGTTGTGCTACCTTTTGAGCAGCTTCCCTTCCAGGCTCATCGTTATCAAAGCAAAGAACAATCGTTTCAAACTTAGTTAGGTAATCGAAAGCCTGTTTGCAATTTTCCAGAGCGGAGGCCGCACCATTTTTAATAGAGACACACGGCCACTTTGATCCCATTAGTTCGTAAGCAGACATTGCATCTACTTCGCCTTCACATACTGTAACATACTTACCGGATTGATTAAAGATATTCTGTCCAAATAATCCAGCAACTCCCAGATTACCCTCAGACCAGAACCTTTTGTTCTGCACATCCCTTACTTTGTTAGCAATATAGTTACCATCCTTATCAAAGTATTGGTAGATGTGCTGCGTGATAGTGTTACCTGTTTTGTTTACCTGAGTATTATATTTCTTGGCTGTCTCCTTACTTATTTTTCTATCGGTGATAGCCTCGACTATACCCTTTGTTTTATTATATTCAAAACCAGAATGATTTTCAGACATTGGAACTACCTTGGTTTGTTGTGTCATATCTTCTCCAAATCTTGTTTGACAACTAAAACAATACGAGTGTCCATCTTCATGTTGAACATTCGCCTTGCTTGCCCCACACTCAGGACAAGTTCCTCTACTAGGCCATTGACTAGGCATAGCACTCTCCTATTATTTTTTTGTTGAAATACTTTTTACTACTTTGTAAGGAATATCCGGGTCGTATCCCAGATGTCGGCACAGGGTGTTACGATATTCAATCTGTTCTTCAGCCTCCTTCCTGCTGTTATAAGAACCCACAACAATATCTCCTATTTCTTTTTTAAGAACGAGGTTCCATTCAGACATCTCTGAAAGACTCCTTCCAAAGATTTATAACAAAGTCTTCTTTGTCTTCCATGATTTCATCGATCTCTTTTTTAGCAAGTTTCTTGGATTCTTTTTGTGTGTATCCCTCCTGACTATACTGTCTTACTAAGTCTCTAAATAAATTATTTCTTTCTTTTTGCCACAGATTTTTAGGCATCTAATTCCACCCATCTATTGTTAGCTTCGACTTGTTTCAATTTAGATATTTCTTTACGTAGTTGTTTAATAATTTGTTGTTGTTCTTCAACTTGTTTCTTTAAAACATCTATATTTTTATATAATATATTATTTATATTAGACATATAGTATACTCCTTTTATTCCCTCATGTCAATATAGAATACATGAGTTCCTATTTGTCCTAGTGATTTAAAGTTAGGATCGGAGGCCCAACCTGGGGTTACATAGCTGGCATGATAGTGAGTAGCACCTACAGTTTGCTTGATTTGTATACCATTAAGTGACATTTCTGCAACATTAATAGATTTAATTAGTCCTGCCATATCCGTAAACCTTTCCGGTCTACCATCACACCAGTAACTGAAGTGACATTTATCCCTGACAGGATTGTCTTTCCAGTACTTACCTTGATGTACTACCTTACATATTGTATTGGGAAAGTTACTGCTTTCTTTTCTTGTTAGTATTACATTAGCTACACTCAGCATACCAATGAAACTTTCTGATCTTGCCTCATGGTAAAGAGCT